GCAGCAATACGTGCTGTTCGCGCTGATCGACCGCCTGCCGCGGTTCGTGCGCGGCGCGCTGGACGCCCGCGGCAACGGGCAGTCGCACGCGGAGGCGGCGCAGCAGCGTTTCGGCGAACAGCGCATCGACTGCGTGAAGGCGACTGTGCAATGGTATGCGCAGTGGTTTCCGGAATACCGCGCGGCGCTGGAAGACCGGTCGTTCACGTTGCCGGCCGGCGAGGACATCGTCGCCGACCACCGGCTGGCCGTGCTGGTGAAGGGCAACCCCACGGTCGGCGAGGCGCGGTCGAAGGGCGCCGACGGCGAGTGGCGGCATGGCGACAGCATGGTGGCCTGCCTGCTGGCGTTCGTCGCCAGCCGGGTGGAACCCGAGGAATACGACTACCGGGGCGGGATCGCGGCGCTGTTCGCGCCCCCGGACGCCGCCGGGCGCTGGCACGATCGGCGGCCGGACCACGGCGACGATGTCGATAACCGCGCTCCGACGCGCGGCTGGATGCCGGAACTGCGGGGGGGCGCATGAGCATCCCGCCGCGCGAGGACAACAGCGACGACGCCGCCCGGCTGGCGCGGGCCGAGGCGGAGCTGCGCCGGCGCACCGTCGCGGCGCTGCGGCGCGCGCCGATCCGGCCTTGCTGCCGGGACGCGCGCGAGGTGCGGCGGCTGGCCGGCATCGATATGGAGCGCATCAGCGGCGCCGACATCGAGGCGCTGGATCTGCTGGCCTGGCGCTGGCGCCGCGCGCTGCCGCCCGGCCTCGCGCCGAAGCTGAACCCGGCCGATCCGGTGGTGCGGGCCGGTGGTGCGGGCAATGGAGGTTCCCATGACCGATGATGTGACGGGCCTGCTCGACCAGTTCGGCCGGCCGGTGCCGCGCAGCGTGGTCGCCGCCATGCGGGCGGAGATCTCCAACACCGACGCGATCGACGGCCGCCCGCCGTTCAGCGGCCATTTCGCCGCGCGCATGCGGCCGGAATTGCTGGGCGCGGTAATCCGGGCGGCCGACAATGGCAGCAGCCTGGAGTGGCGGATCGTCCAGGAAGAGATCGAGGAGCTGTATCCGCACTATCACGCGGTGCTGTCCAAGCGCCGCCGGGGCGTGTGCCAGTTGCCGATTACTGTGCGCCCCGCCAGTGACGACGCCGCGCATCAGGCGCACGCCGAGTTCGTGACCGACTGGCTGGAAACCGGCGTGCTGCAGGACGCGCTGTTCGACATCACCGATGCGATCGGTAAGGGTGCCAGCGTTTCGGAAATCATGTGGGAGACGGCGCCCGGCCGCGTGCGGCCGTCTCGGATGTGCTTCCGCGAGGCGCGGTTTTTCGAAATCTCGTGGAAGGACGGCGAGACGATTTGGCTGCGTACCAGCAGCAAGCCCGATCTGGAGACGATGGGCGGCTTCGCCGAGTTGGCGCCGCACAAATTCGTGCAGCACCGCCACAAGAGCAAATCCGGTCTGACCATCCGCGCCGGGCTGACGCGCAGCGTCGCGTTCCTGTGGATGTATGCCATGTTCACGCTGCGCGACTGGGCGCTGTTTACCCAGGCCTATGGCATGCCGATCCGGGTTGGCCGCTACGGGCCGGAAGCGTCAGCGGCCGACAAAAGCGTGTTGTGGCGCGCGGTTTCTTCGGTCGCCGGCGACGTCGCGGCGATGATCCCCAAAAGCATGGAGATCGAGTTCACCAAGGACACCGACCGCCGGGCCGGCAGCGAACTGTATGAGAGGCGGCTGGACTGGCTGGACCGCACCGTCTCCAAGGTAGTGCTGGGCGGCACCGCCGGCACCGATGCCACCCCCGGCAGCCACGCCGCCGGGCGCACCCACCGGGCGGTGGAGCAGGATGTCGAGCGGTTCGACGCCATGCTGCTGGGCAACACCATCACCAGGCAGCTGGTGGCGCCGATGGTGGCGTTCACGTTCGGCCCGCAGGCACACTATCCGGTGTTGGTGATCGGCCAGCCCGACCAGGTGCCGCTGGCCGAATTCACCCAGGGCGTGGCCGCCTTCGTGCCGCTGGGGCTGAAGGTGCGGGCGCGCGAGGTGCGCGAGCGCCTCGGCCTGACCGCGCCGGAGCCGGCTGACGAGCTGCTGGCGCCGGCGGCCGCGCCGGCCGCCGGGAAGCTGCCGCCATCGGGGTCGCCCGGCGATCCGGACGCCGATATGCAGACTGGCCGGCAGGTCCTTGGCCGCCTGCTGACGCTGCAGGCCGAGCAGTCGCCGGAGCTGGTGGAACGGCTGACCGACCGCCTGGCCGGGGAGGCGGCCGGCGCGCTGGCGGGGATGACCGGCGCGGTGCGTCATGCCATCGAGGCGGCCACGGACATGCACGATCTGGCGCACCGGCTGAGCCGGCTCGATCTGCCGCGGCCTGCGTTCGCCGAGGCGCTGGCGCGCGGCCTGGCGCTGGCGCATCTGGCCGGGCAGGCGGACTTGCTGGCGGAGGCGGGGCTGCGGCGTGGCTGACCCCGGGCGCGACGCGGATCGGCCGCCGCCATGACCGACGCGATCGCCGAGGCAATCTCGCTGCCGTTCGAGGAGGCGATCGACTTCTTCCGGCAGAAGACGCGCATGCCGACCGATCACTGGACCGGCGTGTGGAAGGAGGCGCACAGCCGCGCCTTCATGGTCGCGGGGGCCGCCGCTGATGCGCTGCTGAAGGACTTCCAGGAGGCGGTTCAGAAGGCGCTGGACAAGGGCACCACCCTGGTCGAGTTCCGTGCCGATTTCGACCGCATCGTGAAGACGCACGGCTGGCAGCACACCGGCGAGGCGGGCTGGCGGGCGCAGATCATCTACGAAACCAATCTCGCCACCGCCTATTCCGCCGGGCGCTACGTGCAGATGACCGACCCGGACGTGCTCCGGCATTTCCCGTATTGGGAATACCGGCATTCCGGCAGCCGGCATCCGCGGCTGATGCACCTGGCCTGGAACGGCACCACGCTGCGGGCCGATGATGCGTGGTGGGACAGCCATTATCCGCCGAATGGCTGGCATTGCGGCTGCCGGGTCAGCCCGGTCAGCGAAGGCGGTCTGCGGCGCATGGGCAAGGACGGCCCGGACCCGTCGCCGAAGGTGGTCACCCGGCCCTGGACCAATCCGCGCACCGGCGAGACGCACCAGGTGCCGGTGGGGGTTGATCCGGGCTTTGACTACAACATGGGCAAAGCCTGGAAGCAGGGCCGCGCGGCCGAGCTGCCGGTGCGCGCGCCGAACCTGCGCCCGCTCGGCCCACGCGAGCCGCAGCCGACGGACAAGCAACTGGATGCGATCCGCGATTTCGTGCGCGATCCGCGCGGCAGTGTCCCCGTTGGCCGGCTGGAGGATGCCGCGCGGGCGGCGATCCGCGCACACACCGACGAAGTGCTGCTGTCCGAACCGACCGTGGAAAAGCAGGGCATCCGACACCCGGACCTGACCGTCGATGATTATTTGTTGCTGCCGCTTGTCCTGGGGACGCCGTCGCTGGTGATCCTGGACGGCGACCGCCATGTGATCCTGTTGCAAGCCGGCGCGCGCCTGTTCGCCGCCGTGGTGAAGACGACGGAACCGCGGACGGAAAACTATGTGGTCAGCTTCCACCGCGCCCATCCGGCTGACGTGCGGCGCTGGCTGCGGCGTGGGAAAGTGGTAAGCGGCGATGCGGAGAAATGGCGCGCCGATGGGGCCTCCCCGTAACCCCACATTGCGCTCCCGCCTTGCGGCGGTGCTACGGCCGGGAGATTTGCACCGTGTCACGGCGCGCCACTGCGATCTTAGCGTGTCACCGAGGGAAATTCCAGCATGACCCGGCACTCAGCATGACCGGCGCCTCCATCACCGTGCATCTGCACGACGAGGGTTTCGCCGCCGGGCTGCACCGGCTGGCGGCGATGGGCCACAACACCGCCGGGCTGATGCGCGCGATCGGCGTCGGGCTGGTGAAGACGACGCAGCACCGGTTCGAGACCGCCACCGATCCGGCCGGCGCCGCCTGGGCGCCGCTGCTGCCCGCCTATGCGGCGATCAAGCGCGGCGCCGGCATATTGCGCGGCGCCGCGATGGAGGGCGGCCTGATGGGGAGCATCACCTTCCAGGCCGGCGCCCACAGCATACGCGTGGGCAGTAACAAGATTTATTCCGCCATCCACCAGTTCGGCGGCGAAATCAGACCGGTGAAAGCGCCGGCGCTACGGTTCTGGCTGATGGACCCCGCCAACATCGGCAAGGGGGGGAGGCTGAAAAAGGGCGCGAAGCCTATCCTGGTTTCCGGGCAGCTGGTCACCATCCCCGCCCGGCCGTATCTGGGCTTCGGCGCCGCCGAGCGGCTGGTGGTGGCGGAGGCGATCGAGAAGGAGGTGCGGTTCGCGCTGCGGGGATAAGCGGCGGTTTGGACTTCACTGACGCGGCGCTTGACCGGAGTCGAGTCCAAAGCGTAGCGTTCGGGCGGGGTGTGAGAACCTCTTCGTGGAGTTGCCAATGATGACCATCCGACCGACGCATGGCAGGATGCCCCTGCCGGGGGCTGCTGGCGCATGTCCAAGGCGCAAGCCCAAAGGCCAGCAGACCGTCTCCACGCGGTTCTCAACCCCCGGCGCTGCGCCCGCCGCGCAGCAAGGCGCTGTGAGAAGCGCTCGTGGAGACATCCCATGCAAATCTACGTGGACCCCAAGCACCCGACGCATGCCCTCGACAGCGTGCGCTGGCAATTGAAGATGCTGATCTGCCTGCTTTCGCAGGACTGCAAGGGCAGCATGTTTCTGGACGATGAGGCGCTGGTCGGCATGTGCGAGCTGCTGCACACGCTCGCCAACACCGTTACCGAGGTCGGCGAACTGGCCGCCCCGGCGAACAGGAGGGCGGCATGAACGCCATGATGACGACGACGCTGCACTACCAGCGGCACGCGCTTGAGGCCGTCCATATGGCGGGCCAGATGTGGCTAAGGGGGGGTCAGATTGCACCCCCCCTTGGCTATGCGGATGAGCGCAATTTGCGGCTTCTCTACACCCGCCATGAGGGCGAATTCACGGCCGATGAGACGCGGGAGGTTACGCTCCCAACCGCAGGTGGAACGCAGGCGGTGCGCGTGTTCTCTCTGCGCGGTGCACGCTTGCTCGCGCTCCTCGCGAGGACGCCGCCAGCGAAAGCGTTCCGGCGCTGGGTGCTCGACCTTCTGGAAGGCAAAGTCCGCCACCAGCCGGCACAGGCATCGCTGGCGCTCCCGGGCACCTACCAGCTTCCGGCCGATACCGTGCGGGCGCTGGACGAAGTCGCATCGCTGCTGGAACCCGGGCATCCGGCACTGGCGGCGCTGCAAGACCTGCGGATCGGCGCCCGGCCGCTGCCGTCCGATCCGGCACTCGACCATCTCGCCGAACGCTTCCGCGGTGTGCGGACGATGCACGGCGAGGTGAACAAGGGCTATCGGGCCATCGCCCAGGAAGCCCGCCGCTATGGCTATTCCTGGGAAGCGGTAAAGCTGGCGGCGCGGGCAGAGTGAAGCCCACGCCGATCGGCGCGCGGCTGCGCGCCGCGCGCATCCGGGCGCGCTATAGTCTGGATGAGGTGGCACGATACGCGCATGTGTCGAAGCCGAAGGTGGTTTCCTGGGAAGCAGACAAGGCGCCTCCCTCGGAAGCAGAGGCAGCGCGGCTTGCCCGCGTGCTTGGCTTGTCGCCAGCGGCGCTTTTCGGCGAGACGGCGCTGGTGGCGATGGGGCACGATCCGGCTGCCGTCGCGCAGCTTGCGGCGGCGGCGCCGACCGGCGCCCGGCCACGCCAGAAGCTGCGCGGACACGACAAGCCCGAGGGCACGCGGTTGCCGGTCCGGCGGTGCGGCGGATGCGGCCGATGGGTCGGTGATCTGCGGTGCGGCCGGTGCTTCGGGCCCCCGGCGGAAATCGCCCCCTCCGCCGGCCAGGGAAGCCCGGCTATCGGTTTTTCCCGTGAGCACGGGGAAACCCCACCCCCGAACCCTGACCGCCCTCTACGCCCGCCTGTAGCCGTTCTGCCGAACCCCCGCTAATCTGCCGCTCGCCGCCCCGGTCGCGCGCACGACCGGGGCGGCGCCCCTTCCGCGGAAGGGGTGATGCGGCGGCCCCGGCGCCGCCATGCTGCGGGCCATGCCGATTTCCGCATCCTGCCATTTCCAGTTCGCCGCCGGCGATGTGCCCGAATGGGTGCATCTGGTGCCCGCCGGCACGTTCAGCGGCGAGGACGGGCGCGGCCCCTACCGGCTGGCCGACCCCGCCGCCGTCATCGCCGCCAGCCTGCCCCCTGGGGCGAAGCTGCCGGTCGATGAAAACCACGCCACCGACATCGCGGCGCCGAACGGCCAGCCTTCCCCGGCGCGCGGCTGGATCGTGCAGATCGAGGCGCGCGCGGACGGGCTATGGGGGCGCGTCGAGTGGAACGAAACCGGCCGGGCGCTGCTGGCGGAAAAAGCTTATCGCGGCATCAGCCCGGTGTTCACGATCGACCAGAAATCCGGCCGCGTTCTGCAATTGCTGCGGGCGGCGCTGACCAACACGCCGAACCTGTCGGCGCTGACGGCTCTCAACTCCTCAATCCAGGGACACAAAATGGACCTCACGCGCATGCGTCAGGTGCTCGGCCTGCCGGCCGACGCCGACGAAGCGGCGATCCTTGTCGCGGTGGAACAGCAGGCGGCGGAGCGGGCAGCCCAGACGGCTCGGCTCACCGTCCTGCAAGCGCAGCTTCAGGCGGCGATCAGCCCGGAGGTGGTGACCACGCTGCAGGCCGAAGTCGCCGCCCTGAAGGCGGCCGGCGCCCGCGCCAGGGCGGTGGCGGCGGTCGATGCCGCCATTGCCGCCGGCAAGCCGATCGCGCCGCTGCGCGACCACTACATCACCCGCCACATGGCCACCCCGGCCGATGTGGAAACCGAAATCGGCAAGCTGCCGAGCATCCATGCCGGCGGTCTGGGCGAGCAGATCGTGGTGCGCCACGCCGCCGGTGACGAGGACGGCCTGACCGAAATGGAGAGCCGCGTCTGCAAGCAGATGGGCCTCGATCCGAAGAAATTCGCCGAGGCGAAGCGCAAGAAGAAGGAGGCCGCCTGACATGGCGCTGACCGCGTTCAATCCCGTCCAGCGGCGCGGGCCGCCGAGCCCCGGTTCGTTCGGCTATCAGGTGGCGCCGGGCGAGCAGATCTGGGGGGGCGGCCTGGTCGGCCTGAACGCCGCCGGATATCTACAGCGGGCGCAGACCGCCGGCACCCAGGCGATCGTCGGCATCGCCAACCGCGATTTCAACAACACCGCCAGCGCGGTCGCCAGCAGCAGCTGGGTGATGGTCGATCGTGGATTCTGGGTGCTCCCGGTTACCGGCGCCACGCCGGCCGGCATCGACCAGCCGGTCTATGCCATCGACGACAATACGCTGACCATGGTTGTGCCGGGCAGCGGCGATGCGGCGAGCTACGTCGCCGGCAACCCGAACTTCGCGGTGGCCGGCGCGCAGGCGAACGGGCTGGGCCGCGCCGGGGCCAACACCGGCAACGGCAGCATCGGCACCATCGTTGCCGCCTCGACGGCCAAGCCCGGCAGCTACCTGCTGCTGTTCAGCGCGGCGACCGCGTTCACCGTGCAGGACCCGCAGGGCGACTGGCTGAAAACCCAGGGCGCGACCGGCTCCGCCTTCGTCGATGGCGGGCTGAGCTTCACCGTCACCGCCGGCGGCACCGCTTTCGTGGCGAATGACAGCCTGACCATCACCGTGACGGAAACTCAGGTGCCGTTGCTGGTCGGCACGCTATCCGGGTTCGACAAAGGCACGGCCGTCGTGCGGATCAAAGGTTCCTGACCGATGGACATCACCTTCCCCGCCTTGTTGTCGATCAACGACGCGGTCTCCCTGGCCTACAATACCCAGTTCTGGGAAACCCCGACCACCTTCGAGAAGTTCAGCTTCCGGGCGCCGTCCACCGGGCGCATTCAGGTCTATCCGCGTCTGGCGCTGCTGCCGGGGTTGCGCGAATGGCTGGGCGACCGCGTGGTCAACCAGCTGTCCACCCAGACCTTCTCCATCGAGAACAAGGACTGGGAACAGACCATCGGGGTCAGCCGCAACGACATCGAGGACGATCAATACGGCTTCATCACCCAGGGCGCCCAGCAGCTGGCGATGAACGCCCGGCATCTGCCCGACCTGCTGATCGCGCAGCTGATGCTGGGCGGCCATACCAGCCCCACCTATGACGGGCAGAATTTTTTCGACACCGCCCATCCGAACCCGAACAGCTATTCGGTCGGCGGCACGGGCACGGTGGCGAACTATCTGGCCGGCGCCGGGCCGGCGTGGTTCCTGCTGGATACCACCAAGAGCATCAAGCCGTTCATCTGGCAGGACCGCAAGCCGTTCCAGCTGATCCCCAAATTCAGCCTGACCGACCCGCAGGTGTTCTGGAACAAGGAATTCCAATGGGGAGTGGATGGCCGCGGCAATGCCGGTTACGGGCTTTGGCAGCTGGCCTATATGGGCATGGGGGCGATGACGATCGCCAACATCACCGCCGCCCGCACCGCGATGGCCAGTATCCGCCGGCCGGACGGCACGCCGATGGGCATCGTGCCGGAC